CTTATAGTTGGTGGGGAAGTTATATTAATAAAAATAAAAATAAAAAATTTATTATGCCAAATGAATGGTTAAATGGTGTAAATATTGATATGAGTTTTGGACCAATGGTATTGCGATTATAATTTTAATAATATTAATATTTAAAGTTAAAAATAATATTATTTTATATGAATATTACATTTGTAACATGTTGGTATAATATGAAATCCAAATTTGATATAAATACATATAAAAAATAATTTGCCAGATATGATTATATTAAATGGATCAAATAGAGTTATAGCAAAAGATAAATATTATGGTAATGGGTTTTATAAATTATTATATACTAATACGACATGTAGTTATATAATTAAAAAGAAATATATACCAATAATATTAGATAAATTTAATAAAGGATTATCTAAATTAAGAAGATTAGATTACAATCAAGAACAATTAAATATAGATTCAAATATTATTTCTGAAATAAAATCATATAGAAAAAATTTATATTGTATAGATCAGATAATGAATGATGGAATAGAAAATGAAAATTGGATAACTTATTATGATTCTGATATAATAAAAGTTGATTTAAATCTTTTATCGACTATAAATAACAAAATCTTAAATAAAGAAGAATATGATATATTAGATAAATTATATAAAACGATATACCCGTGGAATATAAAATACAATATTCTTAATAATATAAGATTTAATATAAGTATATTTTATATAAAAAAAATTATTAAACAAATAAATGAAGATGTATTTAAATATTAGAATTTAAATATAAAAATTAAATATAAATAATGAAAATATGTTTAGTTGGTCCTGGGTATAAACCAATTCCACCAACAGGTTGGGGTGCTGTAGAATCTGTAGTTTGGGATTATTATATAAATTTAAAAAAGAAAAATATAGATGTAACAATAATAAATAATAAAAATTTAAATCAAGTAATACAAGAAATAAATAGTAACAATTATACAATAGTACATATTATGTACGATGATCATGTTGTTATAGTTCCTTTTTTAAAGTTAGATATAAAAATATTTTACACCTCTCATTATGCATATATAACTCAAGATGGATTTGAAAATAACCAACAAGGGTATTTTAAAAATATTTTTTTAAAGGTAATTGAAAATAGAAATAGAATTCATATAAATGCTATAAGTGAAGAAATAAAAAAAAAATATATTAAACATGGATTTCCGGAAAATAAAATAAATGTTGTGCAAAATGGTGCGAGAGATGATGTATTTGATTTTAAAGAAAATCCAATAAATACATCAAAATCAATCTATTTGGCCAAAATAGAAAATAGGAAGCGGCAATATGTTTATCAAAATATAAATGGAATAGATTTTGTAGGTAATTATCATAATTCTACATTTAATACTTCTAACAAGAATTATCTGGGAGAGTGGGATAAAGATAAATTATATAAGAATTTATCGGATTATGGTAATTTAATACTATTATCTGATGGAGAAGCGGATCCATTGGTAGTAAAGGAAGCCTTATTATGTGGATTAGGAGTAGTAATAAGTGAGTGTAGTGCTGCAAATTTAGATTCCAAAGATTTTATAACAATTATACCGAATAATAAACTAGATGATATAGAGTATGTTAAAAAAGAAATAATAAAAAATAGATTGACAAGTATAAAAAATAGAGAAGTAATAAGAAATTATGGTATGGAGAAGTTTAGTTGGAATAATGTTATAAATAAATATATTTCAATAATTAATAGTTAAAAGTAAATATATTTTAATATGTAAATGAAAATATGTTTAGTTGGACCTGGAATTATGACTATACCTCCAATCGGGTGGGGTGCAGTAGAAATATTAATTTGGGAATATTATTGTGAATTAAAAAAAGAAAATATAGATGTATCAATTATAAATAATTTTAGAGCTAATCCAAGAGAGCAAATGCAGACAAATAGTAATTATTGTCAAGAATTAATAAATGAAATTAATAGTGGAAATTTTGATTTCGTGCATATACATTATGATTGTTTATTCCATATAGTTCCTTTTTTAAAGTGTAAAAAAATTGGATTAACAAGTCATTATCCGTATATAAATAACAAAGATATGATGATTAGAGATGGATTTGAACCCATATTTAAATATATGGTAAGTAATCCAAATAATTGTTTAAATTTAGTTTTAGCGGAAGATGATATTAAGTTTATGAAAGCACATGGATGTAATGAATCAACAATATATAAATTAGAGAATGGAATAGATAAAAATAAATTCAATTTTACAACAAATCCTAATAATAAGGAAAAAACAATTTATTTGGGTAAAATAACAGAAAGGAAAGGACAAAAAAGATATGAGAATTTAAAAAATATTGATTTTATAGGACCAGGTGGTAAAGGATTAAGTAATTGGAAAGGAGAATGGACTAGGGAGGAAGTGTTTAAAAATTTAACTGAATATGGTAATTTATTACTTTTAAGTGAAGGAGAAGCAGATCCTTTGGTTGTTAAAGAGGCATTAATAGCTGGATTGGGAGTAGTAATAAATGAAACTTCAGGTAAAAATTTTGTTGCCAATGATTATATAACTATCATTCCAGATAATAAATTAAATGATTTATTATATATTCAGGAAAAAATAGAAGAGAATAGGGGAAATGCGTTAAAACAAAGAGAGAAAATACGAGAATTTGGGGAAGAACATTTTGGTTGGAATAAATTGTTAAAAAATTATTTAAATATAATTAAAAATAATATGTAAATGGAAACGACAATTGTTACAGCGTTTTTTGATATCAATCGGAAGGAAAAGGGAGATGGAAGAAGTATAGAGGAATACTTACAATGGATAAAAAAAACATTGTTATTAAATTGTAAATTATATGTGGTAACTGAAAAAAAATTTGTAAAATTTATAGAAGAAAACAGGCCTAAGGATTTTCCATTAATAATAAGAGAAGATGTATTAGAAAACTCGAGTTTTTATAAATATAAAGAGAGAATGGAAGTAATTATTAATAGTGAAGAATATAAAAGGAGAATATCTTATCCTGACCGTGTAGAATGTAAATTGGCTGAATATAATATTATTCAATATGGAAAGTTTGGATGGTTAAATAGGGCAATTAAAGAGAATCCATATAATACGAATTATTTTTTTTGGATGGATATAGGTATTTCAAGGTTTTTTTATAATATGAATCCAATGAATTCCTATCCCAGTCTTAATAATAATTTAATAGTCAATTCTAAAAATAAATTTATTGTGCAACAAAGGGATGATTTACAAAGGTATAATATAGATGAAAATTTTATATGGAAAGCGGATAATTTGTTTAAAGGAGGGATGTTTGGTGGTTATAAAGATATTGTTTTAAAAGTAGAAAAGAAAATAGAGGAAATATTTGAAAAAGAGATGTTAGAAAAAAATAATGTAAATAATGAACAACTTGCCTTAGCAATCTTATGGAAAAAAGAACCCGATTTATTTAATGTAATAGGCGATATACAAAGACATCCTTGCATAATATTACATTTGTTAAATAAATAGTATTTATAAAGATTTAAATAAAAAATAGATACTTTATTATAGATGAAATTTAATAAAGTTATTATATGGGGATTCCCTTTACATACGCACACACATTCTTATATACATGGGGGGTGGTTTAAAGCATTTAAATCTTTAGGTTATGATACTTATTGGTTTCATGATAAAGATTATCCTCAAAATTTTGATTACACAAATAGTTTATTTATAACAGAAGGTTATGCAGATAATAATATACCAATAGTAGACAGTTCAATTTATTTTGTTCATATTTGTAGAAATCCAGAAAAATATTTAAATAAAGTAAAAAGACTGATAGAAATAAGATATTTAGTGGATCATATAAAAGATGTAAATTATAATTATGTATTAGATAAAAATAAATGCCATAAAATAAGTGAGGCTACTTATTATGAAAAATTGGAAGATAATAGAGGAATAGCAAGATATCATAATAATCCAATTCCTATGCAATATGAATGTATATATACTTGTTGGGCAACAGATTTATTACCAGATGAAATAAAAGAAGAAAATATAAATTTACCAAGAGATAATTGTATTTATTGGTGTGGTAGTTATAGTGCGGGAAATAATCCAGAGTTAAGAAAATTTGTAGAAGAATCAGAGAAAAACGGAATTAGTGTTAAGTTTAATAATCCTTGGCATAGACCTTTATCCTATGAACAAGTTCAAGAATTAACAATGAAATCTAAATTATCACCTGATATAAGATGTAGCGGTGATCCAAATAAAATAAGACAAGGTGAAACAGGAACTTGTCATAAAACAATAGGATATATACCATGTAGGATATTAAAAGCAATTAGTTATGGTCATCTAGGAATTACAAATTCAAAGAGGGTTTATGAGTTGTTAGAAAAAAAAGTAATTTACAATGATGATGAGAGCAAGCTATTTTATGAAGGTATTAAAGAGTGTGAAAATTATGAATTAATAAAAGAGCAAATGAAGATAGTAAAAGAAAAACATACTTATGTAAATAGGATAAATGATTTATTGGAAGTATTGAAAAAATAATATTAAAATATATATACTTAATAATAAAAATATTATCTTTTCATTTGTTTTATTTCTTCAAAACCTCCTGATAAAGTAAAACCTCCTGTAAATCTTAATAATCCATTTTTTCCTGGTCCATAATCAGATTTAAAATTACATTCAATTAAATCAACTTTATGCATAAGAAAATAAATAGCAAGCCAATATTCTTCCATATCAATAAATTCTTGTTGATTCGTATTTAAATATAAATCATCTGATTTTTCATAAAAATTTATTAGTAAATCAGTAGATTTTTTATCTCCAACAAAAATTTGCTCGGCAATTTTATTATGTCCCCATTTTTTACATAAAATAGAATTTGGAGAAATTTTATTTAAATAAACTGGTTCCAGAGAATTAAAATCAGATCTAACTAATATAATAATATCATATGTTATATTATTTTGTTTCTCATAGTTATTTTTTAATTCTATACATCTTTTTAATGAATAATTTAAACTTTTAATTGTATTGTATCTGTTTTTTTTTTCTTCAATTGAGAAAGACAATCTTAATAATTTTGGATTGTCCATAATTTTATTAAATTTATCTGTAATATGACAATTAATATCTTCTTTATCGTATGATGTAGCTTTTGGTGAAAATATATCAGATAATTGTTGTTTTGGAGCTGTTATATGTATACCTTTTTTACTCCAATAGTTTTTAATTCGTTCAGTTGAATTATTTAAATAATTCAATAATTCATTATGGTCATATTCATAACCTTGTATAAATACATCAGCTTTATTTGGAATTACAATATTCTTATTTATATTTTTCCAACATTCTATATCTCCTCTAATTTGACCATGAATAATAACACAAGTTCTCATTATATATATATAATATATATATATTATTGTTTAAATAATAATATATAATATTTTACATTAATGAGAAATATTATATATGAATGTGGATTGCCGAATACTTTGTCAGGTGGTTTTGGAGATAGATTAATGGGAATAGCATCATGTTTAAGTTTATGTGATAAAACAAATAGTAATTTATTAATAAAATGGGATGATTTTAAATTAAATGAATTTTTTGATTATGAAAAATATGATTATTATAAATATAATATACATGGAAAAACTGAAAAAATAGTTAATCATTCTGTAAATGAATTAAAAGATATTTTTAGTAAAAAAAATTTTCATTGTGATAATTTAATAATAAATACAAATCAAAATATATGGCAATTTATTCATGAATTTGAGAATATTCAAAAATATGAAGATTATAGTCATCATTTATTTAAAAGAATATTTGAACAAATATTAAAACCCAATAAAAGCATTCAATATAAGATAGATAATATTATAAATAATAATGAGTTAATAGGAATTCAATTGAGATTTGGAGATGTATATATGAATCAAGAAAATAAACAAATAAATAGTCCTCAGAGAGATCATTTTCCATTAGGAAATAATATAGAAAAGATAAAAAATATGATACTAAAAATAATTAGTCATGAATCAGAAAAAAAAATATTTATTACCAGTGATATAAATTTAAATAAAATAATAGATTTAAAAAAATTTAAAAATATTATATATTTTGATGAAATTCCTGTCCATATTGAAAGGTCAACTAATAAAAATAACATGGAAAAGTGTTTTTTAGATTTTTTATTATTATGTCAATGTAATAAATTATTTATAACATATCAAAGTAATTTTGGAAGGATACCAGCAATCATAGTAAATAAAAATTTATGTGGAATACATAATGTAGAAAATAATTTAATAATTAAAGATTTAACAATTAAAGATTTAGCGTGTAAATTATATTAAAAATTAGTAAATGTATATAAATATGGCAATATATCATTGTATAGGAGATTCACATACATGGCAATTTATTGGAAAATTGCCAGAAAATTTGAATAATAATAATATTGAAAATTATAAAAAAAAGTATAACAGAATTTATGAAAATAATAATAAAAAAAATATATTTTATGGATATAGATGTTGTGAAGATGGTGCATATGCTTACAATATTAATAAACGAATACCTATAATAAGAGAAATAATAGATAAAATAAATAAAGAGGATATAATAATATTTATGTTTGGAGAAGTAGATTGTAGATATAAAATTTATAGCCAAAGCATTAAAAATAAAACTAATATAGAAGAAGAGGTAAAAAAAGTTGTTAATAAATATTGTGAAACTATTAAAAATAATTTCAATTTAAATAAAATTATTTTATGGGGTCCTCATCCACCTCATACGCAACCAGAACATCCTTACATAGATGTAAAAGATAGTAATATAATAAATTATATTACAAAGTTATATAATGAAAATTTACAAATAAAATGTATTGAATATAATTGGAATTATATATCTTTATATAATGAATTGAATAACGAAAATATAAATACATATTTTCTCAATGATACTATTCATTTAGATCCATTCAAAATAATAAATATTTATTTGAAAAAATTAGAAAAAATTAAATAATTTAAATATAATAATACATTTTATTATATATAAAATGAAGGATGTGGCTATTTTAGTAGGGGGCAGATTTTACCATAGTTATTTAAAAACTAATAATGAAAATACAATTGACCTAATCAATAAAAATAATCCTAATTTCAATATGTATTTATATTTACATATCTGGTCTCAAGATATTTGGGGTAATTTTTATGATAAAAATTTTCCAAAGGATAAAATTATAATAAAAGAAAACAATAGTGAAGAAATAGAAAAAATTATAAAATACTATAATCCAACAAAATATATAGTGAATGATGTAATAAAAATAAATGAAATAGAAAATTTTATAATGACTTATGAAATTATTATTTTTAATCTAAAAATTTTATTTAAAATGCGGGAAAAAGATTATGATATATATATATATACTAGAGCAGATTTAATGTTTAAAGAATATAATTTATTCTTAGATAATTATTTATTGAAAGAAAATGAAATATTGTGTTATGATGGAGGAAATCATGTTCCTATATGTGATTGGATTTTTATTATGAATCATAAAACTATAGAAAAAATTTGTGAAATTAACTTTGATTCTAATATAAAAATTCCGAATGAAACAAATATATTTTTAAATCTGCAAAAACATGGATTAACATTTAAAAAAATAGGAAATATTATAAATAATATTTGTTTAAAGGTAATTAATTAGTAATAATTACATTTTTAAATTGGGTAGGATTAGTTTGTGGCACTTCTTCAATAATAGTAGATGTTTTAAAAAAATCATGAATAGGTCTAGTGTTCCATGTAATAAAATAATTTTTACACTTAGATAATACATTATTTATATAAAAATGTTGTATATCTGGTAAAAATTCTCCCAATGCATAATTACTTATACATAAATCATAATTACTATCTAATTGGGACAAACAATTTTCATAAGGTAATGTTTTTATTTTTGAATACTTTAATGTAGTAAGATATTTATATTGTAGTTTGGCAACATCTTCCAAATCTATTATGGTATAGTTACTTATATTAATATTTTCATATTCTAATAAATCAAATAATATTTTACATTGTCCTCCATATCCTCCTCCAATTTCTACTATATTAATTTCTTTTTTTACTAAATGCTTAATATATCTTACAATATGTAAACCAAAACAAATATAACGAAGGGTGGTAGGAGAAATATTATAAGTTGATAATGTAATATTATTTAATTGATTTAAATAATTAAAGACATTTGGATTACCAAGTTTATCATTTTCTAAAAATTTATTCCATGGTAAGGATTCCCATTCATATTTTTTTATTTCATCAATATATTTTAATCCTTGTTCAAATGACACATGCTCTAATATGGATGTAAAATCACTTTGATTTTTAAAATTATTAAAGATATTTTCATTTAAAATGGCTTGATTAGCTATTAGTTTATGTCTATATAGACTCATTATTGTTATATTTATTATTTATTTTTAAGTAGTTATTTACATTTAATCAATTTGTTAACAGAATGTTTATTAAATGAAATTTTATAAATATTTCTAATATTTTGTATCCAGACAACATCTTCACCTTGTCCATGTAATAAATTTTCGTTTAAAGGAAATTTTTCCATAACATATTTTTTAGCAATAAAATAAGATCCAGATATGTAAATATAGTTTTGCAAATCTTTACCATCGTTATCGTAATCAATAAAGTGAGTTTGTAATTTTTCATTAATATTATATTTTTGGATAACATTTTCATTTTGTTGAATCCATTCATCAGGAGCATTAATAATAGGGGTTTGTCTGTTTCCATTTATTAAATATTTACCTCTTAAAAAATTTATGTTCAATATCCAGTCTCTAAACCTAGTACCATTTAAATTTAAAATAGGATTAATTAAAACATCAAAAATATTTCCATATTTAATCATACCTTTATACCAATTTGGATGAAAAATAATATAATCATGTAGATAAACAATAATATCATATTTAGCTTGTTTTGTAATTAAATTTTTCTTCTTAGTTATCCATCCAGGATATATATTTTCATTAAAAGAGATGACTAATGTATTTTTCCTATTTAGAACACAATTACAACCAATTATTATTATTTGGTAGTTTGGAATATTTAATTGTTCAATAGAGTCAATAATAATGTTTATATTATTAATATTATTGTTAGTTATTATACCAAATGTTATATCCATATCCTCAATATATTTTTATATATTTAACTAAGTTAAATATATAAAATAATTATAATAATATAACATATAAAAATGACTACTATAAATATAAGAAAATTAAAAATTAAATGTAGTTTAAAATGTGGAACAACTTTTATACATAGTATAAAATATTGTTTAGAAAGAGATAACTTATTAAATAATATTACTATAGATAAAAACATAATTATATTAAGAAATCCTTACGAAAGAATTATATCATATTATTTGAATAAACTAATAAATACAAAAGGATATAGAAAGCCACAGTGGCATAAAAATCCTGTAAAACAATATGAAACAGACTGTAATAATATTCATTTTTTTATAGATCAAAAATATAAAAAATTATACAATAATTATTATTTTTATGATTTATCCTTTAAAGAATTTTTGAATATATTATTTACAATTGATATTAATCATTTAGAACCTCATTTACTACCACAAAAATATATATTAAATGAATCAAATATAGATGAGTTTGACATAATTGATTTGAATTTATTAACTGATACATTAATAGATTATTTTCAATTACAAAATATAAATATTATTCCTTATTTAAAAAATGAAGCTAATTCAACTATATATGATAACAAATTAGATATTTGTTGCGGAAATTGGAAATTAAATAATTATAAGGAAAAAGGCACACCTAATAATAAAAATATAGATAATTATTTTGATGAAGAATTATTTAATAAATTTAATAATTACTACAAAGATGATATAGATATATTTAACTATTATATTAAATAATCTTGATATTTATTAATATCAAGTTCTGATATATTAATATTTAATTTAATATTATTAAGAAATGTTTCAGTTAAATCTTTATAATCATCAATGAATAATATAGGCCATTTTTTAAAATTTTTATAATAATCATCATTTTTTAACATAATAGGTATACAATTACATAATATACTATCATATACTCTATAAGAATCTATTCCACAACCACGTGGACATATTGAAAACTTACTATATAATAATTTATTAAAATAATTATTATAATTATTATTCATTTTTCTAATACTATTATCTTCCCGTGTATTTTCAATAAATATAAAATCTTTATCTTTAATCTTATTATATGCATCTTTTCGTGGATTTCCAAACCATCTTTCAATAGTTGGTATTCCAAAATTTGCATAACATAATATTTTTTTTTCAATATTATTACAAGAAAATACTGATTTTGGTATGTTAACTTGCCATGTTATACCAAGAGGAATAACAATCACGTATTTATGAAAAATAGAAGATGAATAACATACTATTTTTATATTAAACTCTTCTATTATTTTAATAATTCTATAATCAATTTTATCTTTGTATTCAATTAAGTGATAGTCTTTCGTTAATCCATTATATTTGGGATCAGTTGGATATGTATTTGATATTTTTGGTGGAGGAAAATCACAGTCAGGATTTAACAAAATAATAGTTTTATTAGCATATTGTTGAAAGTTAAATTGATCTAGATTGGTTTCATTAAAACTCAATATATTACCTAAAATATAATTATTATTTACCTTACATAAATCTTTACAATATTTTTCCCATTTTGGAAGAGTAATAATATTGTCCATATTTATTATTATTAAATAATTATATTTAAATTATTTTCTATAAACTCCATCTTCTATGTTTAATGTATTTTTATAAAATCTTTTATCTGGATGAGATATATTTGATTTATTTGTATTAGTCCATGCTTCAGTTGTAAACCCATTTATCATTAATAAGTAACTTAAAAGTATATCATTGGTATGCCAGAATTCATGGTTCGAAATACAAATATTATCAAAAAATGTAATTTCTTGAAATGAAGTATTTTTAATACAATCTTTTAATATTTCACATTTAATAATAGATCCTCCACCTAAATTCCAATAATTATATTTCATATTTGAATATTTATTAAATAATGGTGTATCATCTTTATTAATCGTTAGATGTTTATAATAATTTTGGTTTATATTTCCTCCACTATGAATAGGTAAATAGGATAATTTATTGTGTATGAATACATCATCTTCTAACAAAATTATATATTCTGTATTACAATAATTAATAGCCAAAGATATAATTTTTAAAAATTCTTTAGCACATGTTTCATTTGTAAAACAATGAACCTTTTTATTATTAATTATTCTACCTCCTAATATATTTATTTCTGAATAATAATATTTACAATTATATTTATTAGCTAAATCGCTAAAATCATGACCATTATCAGACATTAAAAAAATAGGATTTTCAGGATAAAATTTTCGTGTTTGAATAAGTATTTGTTCTGTTGCAAATTTGTTTTTAAAACAATTATAATAAAATCCGATAGACATTATATTATAATTAAATAATTAGTTATTAAGTATTTTTAGATAAATTAATATTAAAATTCACTCCTTTCCATGGTATTTTATGTAAATAAAGATAATCTCTTATAAATATTTCAGGACTACATGAACATTCAGAGGTATCCCATAATGTAATAGGTAACCTATCTGTTTGCTTTAAATAACCTTTAGTATTATTTAAATACTTTAATTTTAAAAATAAAGAACAAACTATATTCATAATTTCATTACTACTAATATTAAACCAATCACATACTAAATTATCCTTTTGACCTATATTTTGAAATAATAAACAATCATTTGGTATATTTTTATTAATTATTATTGGATTATTACATATAATATCAAATCTTAATTTAATTACATAATCGTAATATACATTGTTTTCTAAACTATATTCTTCTTTTATCATATTTGCTTTAAAGATGCTATAAAATTGACTTATATGTGTATATTTAATGCATCTTAATTCTACATCATTCTTCGTTAATTCTTTATTTTTTCCACATTTACTCATATTATTGACATAAACCTCGGGGCATTTAAAATAATCCTTATTATAATTATTAAATTTTTTAAATTTTTGTGGCTCAATACAATAAGATTTAGGTTTATAAATTTCAACTAATTGTTTATCAATATCTTTATCTAATTCACAATTAGATCTATCTTTTTCTCCTTTTTCCATATATAAATCATTCTCATCATACCACATATGAAAAAATACATCTGCATTATTAGGATTTATTATATTATTTACTATGCTTTTTGAACAATTAATTGCGTCTCTTGGTTGACCAAACAATAAAACAGCTATTTTCATTTATAATAAATAAAGTATTTTTTATTTATTATATTTATTATATTTAATTATTAATTATATCATTATATTTTTTTAATATATCTGTATTATCCAGTCCTAATTCCCTTTGTTTATAGTAGGAATAATGACCTACTATTGCCTTCCCATAAACTTCATTATCTTTATTTAGCCATGTAGGCATCCAAATTGTCCACCAAGGTTCATCGTCAAATACTTTTCCAATTAATTGATTTATGTTATTTAACTGATTGCCTTTCCAACTACAACAACATATTGATACTGGAAATTTATTTGGAACAACATGATTATCCATATAAAAAGATTGAATTTCATTTTTTTTTACTTTTTCTATAAATAAATTATGTAATCCTACACAATAATTTAAATTTCCCCATGAAACAGGGCATAAAACTTCATTAAGTTCAGTAATTTTACCAATTTTAAGATCATTATCTTGTTTTTTTGATTGAATAATAGGTTTAATTCTTTGATAAGTAACTGGCCATGAATTAATCATATTTCCTTTCAAATTATTATTATAAATATTATTATTTGAAAATAAATTACTGAAATAAACATTATTAATTATTACAGGAAATAATAAGGGAGCTTCTGACTGTTCCCTATATTTTATAAAATCGGTAAATAAAGATTCTTCTGTAAAAACAATATCATCATCTAGCTTCAAATAAATAGTATTATCCTCTTGGCAAATACTATATGCATAATCCCAAATTTTATTTTTGTTTTCTAATATTACATTACCATTTTCTCGATAATACTCAAGTTTGACAAAATCTTCATTCTTATTTTTAAAATCAATCATATATTCTATATCTTCCGAATTAGTAGTAGCTACAAATAATTTATATTCGTCAATATATCTTTTAAACTTTAAAATATAAGAAAAAAGTATTTACAAATGTGCCTTTTTCCCAGCAAAAGTTAATACAACTAATCTCATTATATTTATTTAGATATGTTATCTTTAAGTAGAATAATATTGATAAAGATAAAACCATGGATCTATTGTGGAATTATGTGGAATAATACAATTAAATTTATCTTTATTTTTTAAATATAATGATGATATTATTTGTTGATCACAACCAATAAATTTATTTTTTTTTAAATAAATTTCAAAATAAATATAATATAGTTTCTCTAATTGTAATATTACATTTTTGTGTGCACCAAACATCGAACCTGAAAAATGTATTTCATTTTGAAAAATTAATTGAGAATGATCATTGAAACTATTTAATAATACTATATCTAATTTATCATTAGAAATATTTTTTTCAGATGGATAATGATTTAAATATTTAAAAACATTACTATTTCTTACATTACCTATATCATTCCATATAAATTTATCGGAATTAAATGGATTTATTTCAATTGCTTCTTTTAAAAATGAAAATTTATTATTCCATATTTTATAACAATCTATTCCTCTTCCACAATTAGTTGTCGCATCCATTTTATATTGATTTTCCCATATATCACTATATTTTGTGCTAACCATTAAATTTTTAATCTCTTTTTCAATTATATGATAATTAATTGAGCTATTTTTTGTAACAATTTCATCTATTTGTGATCTATCTTTAGCACAAGTAAAAATAACAATATTAACATTTTTTAAATTCGAAATTAAATTATTTATCCATATTTTATATTCTGATGGAGTATGCTTTGATTTATCTATTAAATAATAGCATGTTACTATAGTTGCCATATTTGATATATATATATTTATATATGTTTAAATATTTAAATATATAATCAATAAATACTTATAATGAATATAATAATCCCTCTAGGAGGAAAAGGAGAACGATTTAAAAATAAAGGATATAAAGAACCAAAACCATTGATTAATATTTTAAATAAAAAAATGATTGAATATGTAATTGACAATCTTTTTCTTAGAAAGGAGGATAAAATTTTCATTATTTATAATAAAGCTTTAAATGATTTTAATTTTATTACTTCTATATCAAATAATATTATTACATTTATAGAAATTGAAGATACAAAAGGAGCTGCTGAAACATTGTTTAATGGAATAGAAATAATGAAAGAAAAAAAATATAATTATCACAAAAAATCATTAATATTAGATTGTGATACCTTTTATACTGAAAATATAATAGAAAAATTTGATAAAACGAATAACAATTGTGTGTTTTTTACCAAAAAATATGATGAGCAACCTATATATTCCTATATAAAAATGAATGATGAAAATATTATACTAGAAATTATGGAAAAAAATAAAATATCGGAAAATGCAAATACAGGTGCATATGCGTTTCAAGATATAGATAAGTTACATTTGTATTGTAAATATGTAGTTGAAAATAATATTAATTTTAATAATGAACCTTATACATCTTGTGTAATTTCTGAAATGATAAAAAAAAATGAAAGATTTCAAGGTATAGAATTAAAGGATGAATTTGTTTTTTCTCTAGGAACTCCCGAAGCTGTGGAAAATTATTTAAAAAAAGTATATATATGTATGTTTGATTTAGATGGAACATTAGTGTTAACCGATGAACTATATAAAAATGTTTGGAGAGAAATATTACACAAATATAATTTAATTTTGAATGATGATATATTTACTAATATAATTCAAGGAAACAGTGATAAATATGTATTAGAATTTTTATTTCCAAATAAAAATATATCTTTATTTGAACTGTCTGATTTAAAAGATAAATTATTTTTGCAAAATATAAATAAGATAAAAGTTATTGAAGGAGTTTATAATTTTTTGTCAGAATTAAGAAAAAAGGGTTATAAAATATGTATAGTTACCAATTGTAATAAAAAATCGGCCGAAGAAATTATTAAATGTTATAAAATAGATAATGATTTTATAATAACTAGTGATGATTGTAAAAATAATAAACCAAATAAAGAACCATATGATAATGCATTAAAGAAATATAAATATAATGGAACTAATATTGCTATATTTGAAGATTCTAAATCAGGTATATTAAGTGCCAAATTAAATTGCCCTCAAATTTTAATTGGTATAGAAACTATTTATACTTGCAATGAATTGAATTCGATTGGAGCAAATAAAAGTATAAAAAATTATGATAATATTGTATTTGAAGATTTATTAATTGAAAATAAGTTAATAGATAATTTAAGAAAAATGATAAGTAACAGTTTAAATATATGTATAAACGATGTTTTTATAAATAATGAATACTTAAAAGGAGGATTTATAGCAGATGTAATCAAAGTAGATTGTATTATTAATAATAAAAAAGAATCACTAATAATAAAAATTGAGAATAATAATGAAAATAATCTCTCTATTATGGCTAAAAAATTAGAATTATATGAAAGAGAATATTATTTCTATAAAAATATCTCTCAAGATGTAAATATTAATTTGCCAAAATTTTATAATTTATTAAAGGATGATAATTTAATAAATAAAGGTCTGATATTGGAAAATATGTTTAATAGGGGATATAAAATTAATATAAATTTAAATAAAGAAAACATAGATGTAAGTTTGAAAATAGTAGATAAAATGGCCAAATTACATAGTAAATTTTGGAATAAAAATCTGAAACAAATATATCCCTTTTTAAAAAATAGTAAAAGCGAATGTTTTTATCCATTTAAATATGATTTTATAAATGAAAAAACAGATATATTTATGAGAAAATGGAAACATTGTTTATCTGAAAAACAACAAACTATTTGTTATAATATAATTTCAAAGTTCAAAAATATCCAAGATGAAATGAACTCTGAAAATTTAACATTAGTTCATGGTGATATTAAATCTCCCAATATATTTTATGATATTGAGAATAATTATGAACCGTCTTTTTTAGATTGGCAACATTGTGCTATTGGCAAAGGAACACAAGATCTAATATTTTTTATCATTGAAAGTTTTGATATTACAAATCTAATAGATGTATATAATTTATTCAAAAATTATTACTTTATTAAAATAAAAGAATATGGAATTATTTATAATTTGAATTCATATAATAAAGATTTATATAATTCCCTTTGTTATGTCCCTTTTTTTACAGCTATCTGGTTTGGATCTTTGAGTGAGGATGAATTAATTGATAAAAACTTTCCCTATTTTTTTATAAATAAGCTATTTTATTTATTAGAATATCTACACCAATAAATTAAACCTTAATTTTTATCCATTGTTCTGGACATAAATCTTTAGGATTATTATGGCTGGCATTTGGACCAAACCATTTATCTGGATAATAAACTTTTTTTTCAATATTTTTATTAA